AATGCACGTAATTTTAGTTCTTCCATATCCATTTGAGATACTTCTAAGAACTGACTAGCAGCACGTTTTTTATTACTTTCTGCTCCTTCACCATTAATGTACATATCCATATTTTCATATAATATATCATTTGGTATACTCTTCACATATTGTACACTATCAACATCCACTATTTTTGCAACATATCTTAATTTAGTAGTATTACTATCAAATAAATTTTGCAAGTTTACTAATGATCTATTTCTAAGTTTAGATAGCTCTGTTCTAGTACTCATAGTTTCTTCAACAGTATCTAAATAAAACTTAGGACTTGGAGTAGCTGCTTTTGCCTCTTTCAGAGATTTAGCTACTATAGAAAATCCTCCTGCTAATATTGCATATAATTTTATTTTGTCATATGGATCAGTTTCCGGATCTAAAAACACTGGATCATTTCCACATCTAAGTTGAATTTTATCCCAAAACTTAGAGTTATCAGGTTTCATAACTGTCAACTTATTCCAAAATTCTTTATCTTCTGGATCAACTACATTAGCAGCTAATTCTGCTTCTAGCTCAGAAACAACTTTTCTTATCTCAGCTACCTTTGCTTTCCTTTGAGCTGGTTTTAACATTTTAACTTCAGGTGCAAATTCATTCAACCCTGTTACATATCTTTTAACCCCATTCATTTCTAAACAAGCCAAGCTTTCTTGATGAAACACTCCATCATGTAAAGCTAAACCATATTGTTCTAATCCCATGTTTTCTTTAGTAGGATTAAAATAAGGGCGTATAGCTACTGTGCTATTCTTTTTTGTTTGTTGATATTTTTCAACAATAGTGTAATCTTCCATTTTTTGGTTTTTTTTAAAAATTAATAATTGTTATTCACGTCAAAAGTACATAATTATGTACATTTTTATTATTACTAATATTTCTAAAGCAAGGTATTACCCTTGCTATAGTTATTTGACTTCTAGCTTACAACTATTTTTAAATCTCCTGATGAGTGATATAAGTCCCCCACAGCTAATCCGGCAGCAACTGCTGCAGCATTATTTGCATGGTCTCTTAATAAAATATCTTTACCAACTGCTTTTGATGCAATTATTTTAGAAACACTCAAATTAGTAAATTCTGTTGTCTTATTTGCTAACTTAACATCTACTCCCATGATTATATATTTTAAAGGTTAAAAATAAAAAGGGAGGAGGTATTACCCACCTCCCCTTTAATTATAGTTCTAGAATGATCCTCCTGTTACAGGGTTTCTCATTACAATTTTAAGAACTTTAGTTGGATCCTTAACCCATATAGCTGGCATGGTTTGAGTCATATATACTCTATACCCATTGAACTGTCCTGTAGAAGCAAATCCTTGAGTTCTTCCCATGTAGTCCATAGTACCATTTTGGTAGAACCACTTAAGTTGATTATCCCAAGAAAGTTTTAACAAGTGAATGTTATCATTTCCTTCATCAGTTACGTCAAAGATGATAAAACTAAATGAACTTAATGGTCTTCCATCAATTAATGGATTCTCAATATCATTAGTATTTAGATTATCAAATGCTGGATTTAATACAAATTTTACATTAGCTAAGAAAGGAATAGTAAAGCTTGTGTAAGCAAAACCATAATCTAAGTCCATTCCTGAACCAGATACTGCTCCAATCTCAGAAGCGTTTTGTACTAGACCTGAACCATACACTTCATCAGCAATTGCTTTGTTGATAAGTTGCATACCACCAATACCTGTTTGTACAACAAGTGATCTTTGTGGGTCTGGCCCTTTAAATTCTACTTTACCTTGATAGAAGTTGTAAAGTTCAGATTTAAACATGTCAAGTGTAAATGATGACTTGTTATAAACTCTCTTAAATGAGTTATCTAACTGTGACCATAAACCAACAGATAATCTAATATCATCCGGTCCATCTTGTTTAATTCTACCACCTTTACCCCACATTAGGTAAGTTTCAATATCCGTTGCAATTTTAGATAAGTGAGCTGCTTCCATATTTGTAATGAAAGTTCTTGTTAGAGTTCCATTCTCAAATGCTTCTCTAGCACCTGCTTTACCCATAGTTGCTACTAACCCTTCAATACTTGGTACTGATGGATTGTTTGGATCATTATCAAAATTTCTCCATATTTCAGTTACAGGTACTGTACCATCAGCGTTTAATCCACCTTTGATCATTAAGTCTGCTCTTGAAGAAATTGAATAGTGTACGTGAGCTTCAGCTCCTCCTACATAATTGTAGAATTCACGGAAACCAGAACCTGTCTCAATATCAGAGAATCTTTCTCCATACTCACCTCTAGCAGAACCTTTTCTAAAGTACTTAGTTCCTTTTGCTAAATATTTGTTATCTAAGAAAGCTGTGTTATTATTGTTAACTAATTGAACAGTGTAAATGAATCCATCACCTGCAGGGATAATATCAGCTGCTGTAATGTATAATTCAAGACCATTATACTTATCATAAGTAATAATGTCACCATGTCCAAAAGTCCTCTTGTTGATTTTTATCTGAAACGTAGTTCCATCCACACCCTTACTTGCATTAGCAGAATCTAAGTCTACTACAATGTAAGGTAAATCTTGTGCAATAGGAGTTTGCCATTTGTACTCACCACGTGCATTATCCACCATGATTGTATTCTTTCCACCAAATGAAGCCATCTGATATAAAGGCATTTCCACTTTTTGTGTCATTGCCCATAAATCAATAGGTCCCATATCCATTGGCTCAGGATTACCAAGCATTTGGGTAAGGTGATAAGAATCAACATGTGAACTAGCTTTGTAGCTTGTATCTCTTAGGAAAATCCCATTATTTAATACTGGAGTTGCCATAATTGTTCTTGTTTTTAAATTTAGTTAATAATTGATTATATTTAATTTTCGTAATTAAATGCGTTTAAATATGTTGTTTGCTCTTGGTAGTTTTCTTTTGGTAGATTTTTTACTTGAATCATTAGCTTTTTGTACTCCTAGAGAATTACCTCCTGTATTAGCTTGTTCAGTCTTTAATTTTCTTACCGTTTTTTCTACATTTTTTTGAGCACCCTTATCCATTATCTTTGCTTTGTAACCTTCTGGATCTTGTAAGAGCCATAAAGCTTCTGATATCAATGAATAATTAGGTTCAACAAATTGATATTTTTCTAATAAATGTCCTAGCAAGTTTGTGTTTTTACCACTAACTGATGGATATGATGGTGACACTAATCCATTGTATAACATTGCTTGGGTCTTTTTATCTACTTTGATATCTCCTAACTTACCTTCTTTAAGAGTATCATATACACTTTTCATATATGTTTTAGATGCTTGTTCTTGTTGTTTCTTTTTTAACTCTTGTTCTCTAAGTTTTTGAGCAACAACTTTTTCTTTCATCTTATCTAATTTAGGTTTAAACTTTGAAGCTTGTTGTTCTAGCTTACCTAAATCTTTCCATATTTCTATTTCTTCTTGAATCTCTTCTGCATTACCATATCCAGTAGCTTGAAGATATTCACTTATAATTTTTTCTTGATCAGTCTCTAGTTTAATATTTAGATCTTTTGTTTGCTCAACTTGACCTAATGTAGTAAACAAACCTTTCAAGTCTTTACCACCATCAGCTACATACTTTGCAGCTATTTGTAATTCTTGTGGTAAACTCTGAAAAAATTGTTTTGGAGTTTCACTTCTAACTTGTCTAGCTTTTTCATCTAGGTTAGCTTGTATTAACTCTTCCCAATCTTTTGCACTATATTCTTCTAAACTTTTATCATCATCAAAAGGTACAATCTTATCATCTTTAATAAGTTTTTCAAATACATCACTTATACCAGATATTTTCTTTCTACCTCTTGTTTCTTTCTTTTCATCTTCTTCAGTTACTTCATCTAATGAATCAATAACTTCATCAATGTTTACTTCTTCTTTTTTGGTTTCTTCTACTTCTACTTCTGTTTTATCTTCAGGAGTATCTGTTACCTCTGTCTTTTCTTCTACCTTAGCATTTAGATCATCTTTATCATCTACATCTGGGTCAGCAAAAGACATATCTGCCTTTTTATTTATGCCTGAAAAAATATTTTTAGGCTTAGCATTATCATCTTGAATCATATCAGCACCACTTGGAGCAGCATTGAATATTTCATCTAAGTTAACGTCTACTTTTTCAACGTTACTTTTAACCGTTGGGGTTTGTGTTTCACTCATAATATTTGTTGGTTTTTAATATTAAACTTCTTACATTAATAATATAACAAATGTTTATCAATATAAACTTATAATATTTGTAAAATTTTAAACTTTTTTAGCAGTATATAGCTAACGCCTATTTTTTATCTTTAGGTTTTTGAGAATCATACTTATTCTTGTTCTCTTTGGCAATTTGAAGTTTAGTGTCAGCTATTTCTTTTTGAGCATTAATTTTTTCTCTTTCTACTTGTAGTCTATTAGTCTCCATAGTAGCTTTGGTAGTATTTTGCTCACGCTTCATGTCCATTTGTTCTCTATACTGAGTAGACTCTCTAATACCCTTCATAACATCTTGATAATCAGACTGCTGATTTTGATTTAAATCAACCATAGATCCATATCCAGCAGATCTTATTTCTGCTAATAATACATCATTCTTTCTGTCCTTCTCTTTTTCTGCCATTTCTACTTGAAGTTTTTGTTGCTCTTCTTGTGCCTTAGCTTGTAGTTGTTGCTCTTGCATCTGACGTTGTTGTTGCATTTCTTGCTGTCTTTGTGCTTGAATTCTTGTTTCAGAATCTTTAAGGATATCTGATACTTCTGCAATAGAGTCAGCTTTAACAATATTACCTAGTTCATAAATACTTGCACCAGTAGTATTATTTGTAAGAGCCATTTGTTTAAGATTTTCTAATATAGCTCTATGATTAGTTTTAGTAGTTGCAAATACATTAAAATCTCTAAGTAATAGATCAGTACCATTAATGGTAAAATTAACCTTCTCAGCCTCTGTAGATATGTATTGCAGTCTTATACTTGGATTATTACTGTAATAAAATTGAGCTAAGTCAGTTCTCATCTGATGTACTCTTGGCATTAAATGATCTGAATGCTGAACAAAGTACATTTCTGTTTGTGCATAAGACTGTTGCATAGCTTGAACTACACCTGTAGCTGTTTGAGCTGATACAGCACCACCTAAACGTTGTGGATTAATTCCTATAGCATCAAAACATTGTTGTTTAAAATAATTAGCAAGTTGAATTCTAGACATTAATCTATTAGTCTGCTCCATATTAAGAGTTTGATAATGATTAAAGTTAGTAGCATTCTCAGTATTAGTAATTGAAGTATCTAAAGGTAACATTTGAAAATCTTTCATTGCTACCCATGCTTTAGCATAATTATTTTTACCCCAGTCTTCTCCCATTGAGTGACGTGGTAAAGCATTTTGATCAAACATTATTACTGTTCCTAATTCATCTATTAGAATGTCTGCAATTTGGTTATTAACCATATTGTATCCAACTTGATAAGCTTTCATCAAATCAACCAAAGAAGTTGATCTAGTATTTCTATCAGAAAATACTCTACCTTCTACAGGAAGTTTACATCCATAAAGTGTATTATTTCCTTTAAATTGAAATGGTAATCTACCAGGTTTAGTTCTATTAATGCCTATATAAATTGGATTAATATTATCACCCATAGTAGATCTCCACATAGCAGGTAAATTTGGACCTATCTTAACACCACCCCATACTTCATTAATCCATATCCAATCAATATGTTCTCCTGCTAATAAATTTTCTTTTGTTTTTTGTTTAAAAATAGAAGTATCATACATTGCCTTTTTAGTAATCTTAAAGGTTTCATCAACTATTTCTTGCGTTACTTCACCATCATCTTCAATCTTAGTAAGATGTCCAACTCTTCTTTGTGTCTTCCAATATATAGTAGCTACTCTTAGTAGGTTACCTTCTCCCCACATAGAAACATCTTCATTTTCATCAAGGATTTGACTTAGTATATCACCACCTCTAGCAGGATCATTCCAATAGTTACTAGTAAATTGTCTATAAGCTAAACCAGGCATGTTTGTATTCCATTCATGAGATCTAGTAGGATCATAATATGCTCCATCATTTTGGTATCCATTTACCTGATATTGTGCTGATCTTGCAGGATATATTTTTTGTAATGACTTAAGTTGTTTTTCATCCATTAAATATCCATATCTATCTACTGCATCTGAAACCGTCATTAAATCTACCTTACCTACATAGTTTGAATCTGCTATGTATCTTTGATCTGGTGACTTTTGATAGAAGGTTAATACAGGATTCCATAGCTCTACATCATAGTCATCTTCTAACATACGGAAATGCCAGAATTCTCTATCTGCTATAAGCATATCTCTAAATCCTCTTTCTTCTAGTTCTTGCATTCTGAATCTTTCTTCATCTACTGCAAGTTGGTGTGATGCCCACTCCTCTACCATACTCCTATATGACTTACTAAAGAAGTCTTCTATTTCTGGTAATGATTTTATATTTTGAGGAGATAATTGTTGTTGTGCTTCTTCTGATGATGGATCCATACCCATTTCAATCATCTTTAAAACTAACTGAGATTCTGCTTCTGCTAAAAGTGATTCTTCAATTTGCATTCTTTTTTGTTCTAACATCTCATTATAAGATGCATCATCAACAGCTCTAAATTGTACTTTAGAATATCTTTTTGCAAACTCTCCTGTAAGTACGTTAATAACATTAGGTACAATAGGATAAAACTTTAACTCTAATGCAGAATCATTTTCTTTAGTTAATACATCCATTAAATCTTTGTAGTCATTATCTGGCTCTACAATATAATCAGACTTATCTATAATACCTTTAGCAAGTTTATAATTCTTTAATAGTCTTCTAGAATTAACACGTAAAAATTCAATACCTTGCAACTCTAACCAATCTAAGTTCCACGCTGCCCAGTCATCTGTTTTTTTGGAATATGGTAAAAATTGAATAGGCTGTGTTAAGCTAGAAAATGTATCTCCACTTTCTGCTTTTGCACCATTCTTAAGTTGCATTGCATTTAATACTCTCATCTATTTATAATTTTTAAAGCCAGATCTTCTAATTGACCCTTTTCTACGGCCAAGATTTTTGAACGGACTATACTTTAATTTACTTATTTTTTCTGAGTTTACCAAGGAATTATCCTCTGATTCACGTCTTTTGGAATATCCTCTATTTGATTGTTGTATTTTGACAAATGCAATTAATGCACCAAAAGTCACCAATCTATCTACGTTTAATCCAGGATGATAAGCTAACATTTCTTTTAATAACATTTGATCAGGAATCCTTTCTACACCTAAAACCTGTGTTGTTACAGCACCAGTCACATCAGTCTCTTCATCAATTACTTCTCTTAAAAATTCTATTGCATATGATATTAAATGACTTTTAAATAATGTTCCCGTATTTTTCCAACCATATTCTTGATACACTGTTCTGTTTGAACCTAAATCTTTTAAAAATAATATTTGTTGTTTAGGTACTAAATACTTTTGTTTTTTTCTAGCAATCATATGCTGAATAAATAATGATATGTTATTTACAACAATAGTCCATGCATTATACCACTCTATTAATAGTTCTAATCTTTCATGAGTTTTATTTATATCATCAAATCTACCACACCAAGCTGCTACTATTTTATCTCTTTCTATGAATTGTTCTACATCACCAGCTTCATTAGTTCTTGTAACTTCTGTTGCATTCTTATAAATATAGATACTACATAAAGAATCAGATGTTGTTGTTTTACCTTCTGACACAGGGTCAATAGAACCATAGTATGCACCAAATTGAGGATTAGGTACAGGTCTTTCCCATACAACTATAGATCCAGTTTTATCTTGTTGTTTTTTATCTACTGGAAAAGAACTGATGGGTAATTTATTTGTTCTTTTAGCTATAATGCCTGACTGATCTCTATCTAAATCAATCAACTCATAAGGATATTTTTTTTCTTCTATGCTTTTTAATTGTTTAGTTATTATACCTTGAGGAAAAATTGATTCTTTTCTATATGCAAAAGCTTCAGCAATATTTAAAGGTTTCTGAGATATTCTTAATTGAAATTGTTCTCCACTTAATTCATTCTTCCATCTTGCTCTTTCTAGGTGAATTGCTTCAATAGCTTCTTCAATAAGACTATTGCCATATTTATCAATATAAGGGGGCATAGACCACTGTTCAGGAATAAATAGTCCTGCCATACCAATAGTACCATCAGCGTCCAGTAAATTAGTTTCTACTGCATATATATCATTTGCTCCTGGTTGAAGAATCATTTCCTTTAATGGATTACATTGTTCTAAATCACCCACTGATCCTGCTGCAATAAACATTCCTGTAGTTACCATACCAGATGACATTGCAGGACGTAAATATTCATATGTCTGCATCATGTTTTTAGCAATACCAGCTTCCTCATGAAAAAAGTAAGTACAAGGTCCACCAACACCTGTTGTTGCATTCTTTTCAAAAGATGCACCTTGTATTTTAGATTTAAGTCCTCTAGATGTTTTTCTATTATTAACCTTGACTTCAATCTGCTGTTGCCATAATAATACTTTTTCTGGATTACTTGGTCTATACCAAGCAGTATGCTCATTTAAAAATGTTTTGTATTC